CCACCAAAAGGTTTACTCCAACTACCTGGTAGTTGAGCTGGTGATGATCTGCCTCTCATACCTGGATATCCTTCATTTAGTCCTAATGATCCATTAAGATTATCTCCCCATACCCATAATTGAGCAGAAGTATCAACAACAAAGAACTGACCGTCGCCACTACCAGCTAGTGACAATTCACCTACATTCCATGCTGTTCTCGCTCCTACTTGTACTGGTGATGAATATTGTGTTCTATTATTACTTCCTACAGCACCCGCACCATTATCACCCCATACCCACATTGTTCCATCTGACTTAATTCCCATACCGTGTTGACCAGTTATAGCACCTCTTACCCATGTAGTACCAGATATTTGAATTGGTGATGAAATATTCTTATTATTATTTTGAGCGTTTCCACCCGTTCCACCACCTTGGCCCACTGCAAAAAATTGATTAATAGGATCTATTCTCACCACTTCTCTTCCATACCATGTTACTCCCATGTCTCTGGTTAATATTGTAAAAACTTGAACATCACTGGTTCGAGTATTAGTAACTAAATTAGGGGCCGCACCACCACTCCAACCAATACCAGTTGGCCAAGTTATACCTCTATAATTTCCACTATTATCATCCTTTCTAATGAAATAAACATATCCATTTTCTGCATTTGTAAACGATATTACCGTACTGGCACTTTGAGTTGCATATATTACGTTACCATTACTTAAGTCTATGGTTGTTGCTGCCGACGTAATTCCAATAGATTGTTGTGTTGTAGGGCCTGCTGTTACTCCACTTAAATTACTCCCATCCCCATGAAAAGTAGTTGCGGTTATCACACCTACCCTTAGTTGTGATGTTCCTGCACCTGTCCATCCACCGTTATAATTAATGCCTAGTCCACCTGCTAATCCTGTGGCATTACCAGTTACATTTCCTGTGACATTCCCAGCTATAGTACCAGTTATATTACCTGTTACATCTCCATCTACATCACCAGTTATATTTCCTGTAACATCACCTACTACATTACCTTTTACATTACCTGTGATTGGGCCTGATAACGAGCTTGCAGTCACTAATCCTACTGTAATAGCAGGTTGACTTGTTAAATCTGTAACTGAACCAGTTAGATTACCAACAAATGATGTAGCAGTGGTAACTCCTACATTTATATTAGGTGCAGAATCAGCAAGTCTTTGTATATTTCCTGTGAGATTGCCTACAAAAGATGTACCAGTTACCACACCAGCAGTTACATCCGTACCATTAACAAGACTCTTTGCCGACCCAACAACATTACCAGTAAAAGAAGTAGCAGTTATGACTCCAGTAGCAGTCATCCCTGAAACCGTCATGATTCCAATGGGTGCTATTAATTGTGCCTTTTCCTGACTCATGAGAATATTTTTTAGTTATTTATAGGTTTACCCACGGTAATTTATTCTGCAACCATGACTGATCTTTATACTTCATCTTCTTATCCTTCTGTGGTTCAAAGTATTCTTCCATCTGCTGCTTGAGCTTGAACACTTCCACCTGTTAGAGAAATATTAACAAAATTTCCTGGAACTTGAACAGGAGATGATACCCTTATACTATCAGGTTGATTATTTCCCAAGGAACCAGTCTGATTCCACCCACACATCCACGCATTTCCAAACTTATCCAAATGAGCTGACGAGTAACCACCAAGCCCACCAGTTTTAGACCACCAGTTCTTCGTTCCTACTTGGCGTGGTGAATTATATTCACTTTTATTATTATGTCCCAACTCACCAGTATTATTATATCCCCATGACCATAATGTACCATCAGTTTTAACTGCACTGCAATTATTCACATCGGCTCCTCCGCCAATATCCGACCAAGTGGTATCAGTTCCTACCTGTACTGGTGATGATTTGCTTTCTTTATCACCAGTTCCTAATCCTCCATCCTTATTATATCCCCATGACCAGAAACTTCCATCATTCTTAAGAGCAAACGCACCTCCTTGACCACCAGCACATCCATTTACATATTTCCAATTAGTGTTAGCTCCTATTTGACATGGGGATGAACGATTCTCATTCGCAGGATGTCCTGTGTTTAATCCTAAAAATCCATTTACATTCGCTCCCCATGACCATAATGTACCATCAGTTTTAATTGCCAACATACCAGATGGTCCACAAAATACTTGTCCCTCACGAGTAGACCAAGTAGTACCAGGAACTTGAGTTGGTGATGATTGATGTGTTCTTGTAGGCCATCCTGCTTGATTTAACCCCAAACTTCCCTTAGTATTATCTCCCCATACCCACAATGTTCCATCATTTTTAACTGCTACAACACTCTGCATTGTAGCAGAGAAATTGGCACTCCAATTTGTACCAGAAATTTGTTTTGGTGATGAATAATCAGTTTTATTATTTTGTCCTAATTGTCCCTCTTGATTCCTTCCCCATGCAAATAATTTCCCGTCTGCGGTAACTGCAAATGCACCAGCACCATTAGAATGTGAGTTTAACCAGTTTTGATTACTTCCTATTTGAATTGGTGATGATGCTTTGTCTAAGCCACTAGTTGAGTTTTGTCCCAGAGCACCGTTATCATTAGTTCCCCATGCCCATATACTATAACTTTTTACATCATACTCAACAGGTTGCCATGCATACCATGTAAGTCCACTATCCCTTGTTAAAAATTCAAATTGTTGAGCATCTTTTGATGTTGCATTAGTAATGAGAATAGGATCACGATTACCATCCCACTTCACATTAGAAGGCCATGTTATGCTTCTTGGTGTAGCATTATCATCCTTATTTCTAATAAGTGTAACTAGAGCAGATGTTCCAGTACTCGCAAATCCCACCGTAGTATCTGCACTTTGATTCATCGTTATCACATTACCATTACTTAAATCAATAATAGTTTCTGAACTATTCGCAGTAACAGTTTGAGAAGTAAAACTAGATGCAGCAACACCAGTCAGACCTGAACCATCTCCATAATAACCAGTAGCAGTCAATACACCCACATGAATATTTGCACCAGAAGTTACACTTTTTGCATATCCAGTTATATTACCAGTTACATTACCCGTTACATTTCCTGTTGAAACTCCTGTTACATTTCCCGTTATATCACCAGTTACATTACCATCTACATCTCCCGTTATATTACCAGTTACGTTTCCTGTGATATTACCAGCTGACGTTCCTGAGACATGAAATCCAGTCGCATTAACAGCACCTGCTTTGAATCCTGTGCCACGCATCATGCTGGTAGCAGTTCCTGTAAAATCTCCTGTAAAATTAGTCGCAGTAAATGATCCTACCTTTATATCTGCTCCTGTATTAATTCCTGTTGCATTTCCTGTAAAATCTCCTGAAAAGGTAGTTGCATTTACATCACCTAAATTTAAATTACCACCACTTATAATACTCGTCGCAGTTCCAACTACATCACCATCAAAAGAAGAAGCAGTAACCACTCCAGTGACCACCACTCCACCAGCAGTTACTACTCCTATGGGTTGAATTAATTGGGCTTTAGTCTGACTCATATCTATTTTTTAGTTATTTATTAGTATTAAGAAGGGTTACCAGAACTAATACCTACAGTATTTACATACCTAAGTAAGTTACCAGTTGCTGAAGTGAAACCCCAAATACCTGGTACTTGCTTAGGTGATGAATAATTTGTTGCATTATTATGTCCCAATTGTCCACGACTTTGATTATATCCCCATGACCACAAGGTTCCATCATTTTTAATTGCTGCTGAACTAGTAGCTCCAAGGCCTCCTGGTAAAGCAGTCTTCCAACCGTCTTCATCACCTCCTACTCTAGTAGGTGATGAACGTCTTGAATTATTATTAAGTCCTAATTGTCCAGAAGGATTATCACCCCATGCCCATAGTGTTCCATCAGTTTTAGTTGCCAAACATGCTCTAGCATGTCCTCCAAAAGTTTTCCAATTAGTATCAGTTCCTATTTGACATGGTGATGAACGCCTTATTGGTGAACCACCTTGGTTTAGTCCTAACTCACCTGCACCACCATAACCCCATGCCCATGCTGTACCATCAGTTTTAATGGCTCTTGCAATAAAATCTGAAGAGCAGGCTATCTGCGACCACGCACCTGGTACTTGAGTTGGTGATGAACGTTGTGTTCTATCATTAAGTCCCATTGTTCCAGCAGAATTAGAACCCCATGTATAGAGTTGGTCATCGTTTTTAAAAGCAAAATAACATGTAGTGTCATCTTGAGTCCATTCAAGTCCTACTCCCAATTTACTCCAAGCACCAGGAATTTGAGTTGGTGATGATCTTTTATCAGGATTTGCACTATTCAGTCCTAATTCTCCATTTTCATTATCTCCCCATGACCATAATGTTCCATCATTTTTAATACCTATGCAATTATAATAACGAACGTTAACATCCTTCCAATTACTATTAGATCCTACTTGAACTGGTGATGAATATCCTTCTAGTGCTCCAGAAGGACTTTGATTAAGTCCTAGCATTCCAGCAATATTTTTACCCCATGCCCATAATTCTCCACCATGAGTAACTCCCAAGACAGGAGATCCAGGATTATTAGATGAAACAGTACGCCAAGACTTATCAGCCATGACGTGAACGGGTGATGAATAGTATCTGCCAGGTATATATTCATTATTTGCAAATTCTCCATTAGTACTAGATCCCGTCTTAAATAACATTCCACCTGCGGTAGTATCTACTCTTTCACTACCATACCAATTCAATCCTCCATCATTAGTTGTAAGATTAAATGTTTGAATTCCATTAGTTATTGCAGAAGTAGTATGTAAAGCAGGTTTATTAGTGGATGAGATACCCGACCAACCATTCCAGTAAATGTTACTTGGCCAAGTAATATCATAATCAGTAATAGTCCTAATAAAGGATACCTTTTCAGCAGTGCTTGTACTCGCAAATCCAACGGTTGTATTAGCATTTCCTGTGTAATAAATTACATTTCCATAACTTAAATCAATGATTGTTTCTGCACCAGTAGCTGTAATTTCTTGAGCAATAAATGTACTAGACGCAGTTCCAGTTAGTGTACTTCCATCACCATATAGTTCAAGAGCAGTACAAACTCCCACTCCTAAATTAGATGTTCCTGCACCTGTCCATACATTGATACCATTAATTCCTAATCCTCTTGCGAATCCTGAAACATTTCCTGTTACATTTCCTTCTACGTTTCCTGCTATATTACCAGTTACATTTCCTGTGACATCACCAGTTATATCTCCCGTAACATCTCCATCTACATTACCACTTACATTTCCCGTAACATTACCAGTTACAAAGCCAACAAAACTAGTAGCAGTTATAAGTCCTACATTTAAGTTTGGTGTCCCTGTTAATCCTGCTGCCTTACCTACTGCATCTCCTATAAACCCTGTTGATGTTGTAACACCTAAATTTAATTGTGGTGTTCCT